AATTACCACTAACTATGCCACCTATTACCCACATTTTGTTATTGTAAACGACGCTCGCATGCCCATACCTCCCACTGAATGCAGCACTTCCTGTAGCCTGTGTCCATGTAACACCATCTGATAGCTTCAATGAATTAAAATTTATAGAATATATAGCAGATATATCAGAAGTTGTGCCTACAGTAAGTGTATTACTATTCCACGTTAACGCTGGATCGGTTGCTAAACTTCCTGTAGTTGTGCCAAAGGGGATTCTTCCTATTTCTATTCCAGTTGTCTGTGTTGCAAGTGATATTGTGCCTAGCCAATTATTTAAAGTCCCATCAGTTGAATATACAATCTTGTTCGCCGCTGAAGTTGCTGAAATATTAGAATTTGTAGTTGGAGTACCTGTAATAGCTGACCAGTCTACTGTTGTTGAAGAGTCAGCTCCTACCCAAACACCGTTTACTTTTTTCAAGAATTGACCATCTGTTGCAGTTCCAACATCAACATCAGAAAGTGCATCGATACTAGTCGAATTGATTACATTAGTTATTTCGGTATTTCCGTTTACGCCTACCCACGTACCATTCACCTTCTTTAAGAATTGACCATCTGTTGCAGTTCCAACATCAACATCAGAAAGTGCATCGATACTGGTTGAGCTGATTACATTATTTACTCGTGCATTTGTATAATATAGATTTGTACTACCTTCTGGAATGTTATCGGTATTTCCAGTTGTTTCTGCGCCTAATTCAATGGTTTGCCCGAGTTTGGTAACAGAATCTTTAAGCCAGTTATTGCTAATCGTACCATCTGATTCGGAGCGTACTATGTTAGTGTCCTCTATTACTACAGCCCCGAAGCCTTTAAAGCCTATAGTAGAGCTTCCATTACTATAAAGATAGTCCAAGAAAGGCAATCCTGTTGTAGAATTAGGCGATATATAACCTATATTGCCTACACCAACACAAGATTGAGTCCCGAAGAATATCCTTGCCCGTGCTGTATCAGAACCACCACTTGTGCCAGTACCTGGCTGGACGTATAAAATACTATTTATCCTGGAATGGTTTTTTAAATCTAGTGGTGCACCATCAGGGCTATAACCATATACCATGAAACTGAAAATACCCCAAAATATACTAAGGAAAAGAAGGGTATACAATGTCAGCTTAATTGACAAAATCCAATCTTTTCTATTCACGTGTTAACTCCTTCATTCAATTCTATATGAATGTAATGTAATTTCTAAATTACTTCCAGGGATTGTACTTCCAACTTGATTGATATGTAATGATAAAGTATTTGTTGTAAGAAAATCTGTTTGTGTAAAAGGAATATATCCACTCTTAATACCTTCAGGTAAAACTATAGTTACAGGTGTACTTATAGGATTATTATCCTTGTATAATTCTAAAATTACATCAGAACCTTCAGGATTTTCGACAAAAGTATAACTCAAACCAAAGAATTTTGATTTCACTGGCGGAGACCATCCATTGCCGATGATACCATTTACCTGTAAATCACCTAACCAAAATCGATTAAAATCATATCTTATCTCTTGTGGTGAATTAGGATGCCATATAATGTCACAAAAATAATTACTTCCTGCTGGCAATGTTACACTTGTCCATTTACATTCAGTATAATCGCCAAGAGAAACGGTTAAAGTTAAATCTGAAGATTTAATATAATTATTTCCTGCAGGTAAAGACAAGTTCACATTTTGTGCAACTCCGTTAATATTAATATCAAGAGCAAGTGGATTATCAGGAGAACCCCCATCAGTACCAAAGGCAATATTATCTATCTGTGCATTGCACGACCATTTAAGATAACCGAATACCTTTCCTTCTACTGGTTCGCCTAAATAAAATCTTTGTGTTATTCTATGCTGTATAGCAGGAGCGCCTGCGTACGCAAGTTCATCAATAATTCTCTGAAAATCATAACGCAAGACATCGTATAAATCCCTTTGGTCACTACTGGGAAATACAATACCAAATTGTCCATCTATATCCGTAAAAATCTGAAATGAATCATTTCCACTAATACCTCCGTAAGGTTCTTGGATTATAAGAGTTGTGTTATCTGTAGGATTTTGTGCAATCGTGTACATATTGGGTTCGCCGTTACGTTTTATCTTGTGCCCAGCAACAACCCCACGATTATAAAAATCAGCGTCTGTAAAGGTTATAGTCGTTGAACCAGTAGTAAATGTTGCTGTGCCTTTATTAATTATATCTGCCATAATATTTTATGTAATTAAATCACCATAAACTGTTATTTTAAGTTTAGATCCTACAAGTGACGGAAAAGTTACGGGAAATGGTAAATGACTAACACATACTCTATCAATTCTTACCACTCCCATATTCTGACCCCCATATGTGTATTTTCTAAAATTGATTTGAATATATTGAGCTACAGGATGTGAGGAATCTTCTGCACTACCCCAGGCCAATTCTTCACAATTAGCTGAAGAATTAGTAGTGGGATTAAACAATATACCAGTTACTTCTCTAGGCGCATCCAATCCATATCCGTTAGGGAAATTGTCACCAACAAGCCATTCTGTTGCAACATAATGTACACCTGCTGAAAGTGTTTTGTCTTGCCAATAAGATGTATTGGGAATAGTGAATATAAATTCATCTATTATTTTTTTGTAATTAGTGGGAACATTCGTTCCCAAAATGTTTGTGTCGGTTGTAAAAATACAATCATTTATAGCTAAATTCGTTGTTGCATCTTTATTTGGTTTTGAAATTCGCAATACAGGAGCTGAGCCAGTTATAGTGGAGAGATATATTCTATTAGTTCCACTAGCGTCCTTCATTGTAATGCTCGAACCATCTGTATCTTGCATTACAAGATTACCTAATTTTGCAGATATAGCAGATAAGCTTGATACGCTTATTTTGTCCGCTGTTACAGCACCTGCTTTTATAAGAGCGGTAATAATTGAACCAGCTGCTATAAAAGAAGAGTTTATCACAAAATCTTGTTTATCGGAGAATCTTGCAAAAAATGCTTTCTGGCTTATATCAGAAGAAGGCGATACATATGCCATAGGCGTATAACCCGACACATTACCACTCCAGAATTCTGATACTGAAATGACTTTGAATTTAGTATTTTTGTTTGGTGTATCTCCAGGCCAGACAATATATGAATCCTGTGTTAAGTTTCCTGTATTACCACTACTAATGCTGTAGTTTGTTGTTGTACCGTCTGCGTTCTTAAATTTCAGTGTACCATTTGTCCAACTGACTGTATTATAATCAATGGCTGTAAAAGTCCCCTCGTAAATATACTTCTTAAACTCCCAATCAAAATCATCTGCACTAACTCCCCTAACCTCTTCGCTGTTATATGCCCAGGAAGACCATAAACCTTTCTTCCCAGAAGAGTTTTCAAATCTTACTTTGACAAAGTATTTATATCCGACTTTTGCATTTTTGATGATATACTGGTTTGAAATATATTGTTCATTTTCATCTTTTTTTGCTTCAACGTTTACGGTCTCACCATATACTTTTTTATCTGAGTTACTGTTTAGATAACCCTGGTCAACCTCTCCCAATGTAGGAATATTACCACCAGCGCTTGTAAGTGTTAATATAGGCGTTCCCGTAAATTGAGATGCCCTCCAATCAATGATTGATTTAACAACATCTTCAGCATGAGTCCCGCTTGGTTTATTCCATTTAATGATTACGTTGTTGGAGGCACTTACAGTCACTGTAACACCTGTAACTTGTTGTGGTTTTTCAATTTCATCGTCTGAAACTGATTCGTCATCGTCCGACACACCTGGCTTGCCGCTTGCTATATTAGATACGATACCTTCCCCGTAAACATCATAAGGTTTTATTCTAAAATAATATGTTTTTTTCGGATCGAGGCTTTTATAGTCTGTTTCATAAAAAGTATCTGCAACATCTTCTTCTGTACTGTTAACAGTAATTACAGAAGTTATTCTTCGTTTTTTAAGTGTGCTTCCTATGAACAATGAATTTTCGCATCTCTCTATAATAAAATGACTTATATCGTATTCTTCATCACCGTATGAATCATATGGATGTGGGAAGGATACTCTGATCCCACTTTTAAGTTTCTTTAAAGTAGGAGTTATCTTTGTTTTGCCATCACTTAGAAACATGCCAGGTTTAGGATTTGTAACCGTCTTCTCTGCTGGTGCGGATTTCTTAGAATAGTCGTTTATACAATAAACTTTTATTTTTATTGTTCTTTGCGGTGTATTGTAGTAGGTATTGTAGTATGGATTGTTCGGATATTTTTCAAATATCCTTGATATATCTTCCATTGAATCTTCATAATCATAAACATACTTATTGGTACTTATAGTCTCATGCCTGGCTACCATATCTCTGACAGGTGTATTTCCTATTTTTACAGTCGACGGAATGTCTGGAAAATATATTTCTACGTAATATTTAAGGCTTTCGTAACCTGTAGGTCTTATAGCATATGATAGATTCTGATTTGATTGGCTTGTCATGTCATCCCATCTAAGCTTGAATGAACGTCCATATATCTGGTCATGCAATCCTAGTCTGTTTGCTATCTGAAGACCTGTAGGTATAGGTAATTCATTTGAATCACCACCATATGTAAAAGTCCCATGTATTTTTATATCCGAAGATTGATTTGCGTAAGAATATGATTTTACTTCATATTCATAATCAATCCCAGGAATAAGACCAGTTATTCTGAGCGGTTCGCCTGATGTTCTGCCCGCATAAACCCATTCTTTAGCATCAATATCTTTTATATACACTTCAGCATGAGACCAATTACTACTAGTGACAGGACGAGTTATATATATGATAGCTTGACCTAATTTAGTAGGGTCTTCTTTGATTTTTGCGGCAATGACAGGTAATGGTGGGACTTTATGATGTTCAATTTTGTTAAGTATATCGTTTTCTTCTGTAGGCACTAAAACAGTGCCCGATTTTTCTTGGGAAGGGATTGGAGTATCATATATGTTTTTGAATACATTGTCATCATAGGTAATTGCTACTATTTCGTAAGTATAGTCTTTTTGTCTTTTGGATATACAGGTAAATAACCTGTAATACTCATTGTTAGAATCGGTTGTACCTAATGAATATATACTATTAGATGATACATTGGTTATTGTGGTATTACATACAATATTTCTACCATTTTGGCTGATAATAGTATATTCTTCTGCAGTTCCATCGTTTTTCCTGAGAAGGGCTTTTTGCCCGTATGTAACTGTAATATCTTTATCAACCGTAAAAACTGAACCAGAAACTGAAATTACCCTTCCACAGGTGGAATACCATTTTTTGGACGAACCTATTTGTATCTGATTGTTAACAGCTTCGTGTGAAAAATAAAATACGTCACCTATATTATAGATACATGCATCTATCCCTTGTTCAAAAACAATAATATGTTTAATATATTTTGAATATTTCAATATATAGCTAAGAATTTTATTTGCATGCCATTTGTCAGTAATACCATATAGATGAATTTGCTCCATAATAAGATCGCCAACAGTGAAGTTTTCGTCTACATAGTCTCTACCAACTTGGTCTTGTTTGTATTTCCTATGTCTATTTAGGAATGATGCATAGATTCTATTTATTTTGTCTTCCGCTTTTACTTCTTCAATTCTAAAAGAACCAGCAACAATATTGGCGTTATTAATCATTGTTACTGGCTTTCTCCATCTATCGATATACGTCAATAGTTTTTGTCCATCCCAGTAATTATATCCCCTGGTACTTTTTGCTAACAGCTCAAGGGTATCTATAAGGGGCTGTCTGAAGTCAATGTTTATATTGACAGAAAACCTTCTTCGTGGTTTATTGTTTTCTGTTATTAAATGATCGGTATATTGTCTATCAGTAATACCATTAGTATCAGCTATATTGTATGATTGATATAAATCACCAAGTATGTTATTATCATAATCAAGATATAATCCTCTTCCATACATTTTATTTTTTTGTAAATCACAAATAATATCTAACGGATTATCACTCCATTGGCAGGAATCTTCTTGCCATTCACAAGTACCGTCAAAGATAACAGCACCTGCAATAGGCATCCAATTAGGTTCTGTACTTCCAGAAGTACCAGTTTTTATAAGTCGATAAGCATGATGACAAGGTGTTTTAATCCTTACTGGTTGCCCATTACCATCTGTAAGGCTACTATAAGAACGATTACCAATCCATGAAGGTAAACTTGAAATATTTTCACTTGTGTTTTTTATAAGCAGTCCATCAACAATGGCTGTAATATTATCTATAGAACCGCTTATCTTTTCTGTCATTGTTAATCTTAATCCAATGAGAGCTTCGCCAGGATAGGTTAATTTGTCGTATCTTATATCTTCAATTGATGTTATTACAATCTTATGTGCATCCTTATCTATCTTGTGCTCTGTTGCTGGAGATATTAATTTGAATTCAATTTCATATTTTGCATACGATGGTAGTCTTCCCTCGTTTCCGAAACTATCATGTGGGAAAACGTATGTTACTTGATATTCACCCTGTATAGTTTTTGGAGTTTCAGGAATTGCAAGTTTGGTAATATTAGGATTAACGTTCTTCTTGTAATAAATTGTATAGCTCTTACCTTTAACTGTTTTCCCATTATATTTTCCACTATCTGTTTCAGAAGGTTTAATTTGTTTACTAAACCTAATTTTCCCCCTATATAAGGGTATTAATGAGCCATCTTCATCACTAGTCTTGTATTCGCCATTTGCTTCAGTAAATACCGAATCTATTATATATCTATATGTTGTTGGTTTTCCTTCTTTGTTGCCTATAAATTCAATTTCCATTCCTGGTTCTATATTATCTAAGTAATCAAAATTTTCTTGTGTACCTGTTATTTCTTTTCCAGAAGAATCGGCAATAACAGCATAATTTGTTTTTTCTTTTACGTTAATATAATTTTCTGTACCATCTAAAACTACTTCTTGTTCTGTAACATCCTCTTGCCAAGAGCTATCTCCTAATTTCCTCCATCTTACCTTAATTATTACTTGATTGGGTTTATATCCTTCTTTATCATCAAATTTATAAAGACCTTCAGGAAAGGTAAAAGTAACTGCAAACGCATCAACTTTGCCATCAGTAGTAAATGTTTCACTCCACCTAGAATATGGAATTTCAATATTATCAATATCCTGATGTGCAGTAATAGTAAGTCCCATGTGAGGTATGACTTCCGCCACACTCCCATCATCTTCTTTTACTATCTGATATAATTGTTCTACTTTATCATTTACAGAAAAATTCTTAGTGACTCTGACACCTTTAAAAGTCCATTCTGAGCCGTTTTGAGAAGCGGATAAATATCTTACAAATTCATAAGTTTCTTGCCCCTCATCTTTAGATTGTCCATACAAAAGTAAATATCCTGGCTCTTTAGCGGATGCACTTTGAAATTTTCTGCTATTAGTACATTCAACGACCAGTGTTTTTGTCGGACTGCTTCCACTTAATGATTTAATCTTTCCCTCAACCTTTTTGACAAATTTATAAACTTTTTGTTGGTAATCTCCATGAGTAATGTAAATTTCGCAATCTTTATTAAAATTTGAATAGTATTGCCTAATAGGCAATTCATTAATCTTAATTTCCCTGCATCCTGCTATGGGACCATGCCCTAACGAGCCTAGAATGTTCGCTCTTGTTTTACCACCAAAACCACTTCTATACCAATTTATAATTGCTGGTGGAATCTGAATAGTTCCGTATGGAAGTGCAACAGGTGTACCTGGCTCATACGAATTTGACATTCCATAGAAACCATAAGTAGGGGAATCGAAGGGATTTTGTTTTTTAAGATGTGGTCTTAGAAGATAATTTAAGACAGTGGTTAATAATGCTAATCCAATACCAATAAGTATTGGTATTAATGGAAAAGGCATGTTTTAATCTCCTAAGTAATTGCCCTTAAAGGTGATTGTGGCATACCAGGATAAAATCTTCCACGTAATTTAGGTTTATAAGTTTTATCTGTTTGATTGAAATGTGCGGCACATCCATTTTTCCCTCTCACACTATGGTCACATGTATAAGGGTATGTTGTATTGCACTCTTGATAGTTAGCAGTATCAAAAGCTTGCGTCAATACTCCATAAGGCGGATTGCTAGGATCGGGATAATATCTATGTGCATACTGTGTCCACCAACCGCACGTAGTAGCTGCTATAGGATCTGTGCCATCAGCATCAAATTTAAATCCACATCTATTTCTATCCCTTATAAACAAGGGTACATCATTCTTAAATTCAGCTATAATTGGTGTTAATTCGTATATAACTTCTCTTGTTTCGTCGTCATATCCTGACTTATTGATCTTGTATTTTGAAATATCTATATAATCAGAAGCGGATATAAGACCTTCAAAAGTCCTTGTAATTACAACAATTTTGCCGCTTACATCCCCCACATTTACAAAATCACTATTTTCTTTATTAATAGAAGAAATTCTTAAAGTTGCGGTTGGAAATTCTCCTTCTATATTCTGGTTGCCTTTTATCTCATATTTAAGAGGAATACATAGGTAGTTATTATTTCCCCATGTATAATAACTACCATCACCGACAGAAGTCTTTTCTAAATTACAATATCTTTTAGTAGTTGTTGTATATCTTATCTCCACAAGGATAACAATCCTGTCTTGTTCAAGATATAAAGCCCGATTTTTAACGTTTGTGCTAGGCATCAGGCAACAACCTCCTTAAGTACAACAGAAACCGTATCTTCATTTATTTGACGGATTTCCCTCTCAAAAGAATCTATATCAAAACGTACGATATAATTTGTATTATCTAAATAATGAGATACCATTGAATACGGATTAAAAGTAAAGACTTCATTTTTGCCTACTGCATGATTTTCAAAAAAATCTATAAGTGTTGACAAATTTTCTATTGCGTAATTAATAGTAAACTCCCTAATTGGATTTAATTGTTTGGGTATTCTAATAGAGTTATAACTTTCTACAATTGGAATATCAGCAAAAAATCTTCCTGGCCCATTCATAGAAATCGTAAGAACATCTGAATCAAAATTAACAACAGTTAAATTCCCTTCAAATAGAGAATATGAAGTATAAGGTGAATTTTCTGTTTTTTGGATATAAAAATTGTTATATCTCCCTTTCCTAGCAATAAAAAAATACTTTAAAGCATCAGCTTGTGTATAAGAAATAGCATCGAAATGTAGTTTATAGCGCCTTAAAGAAGCTTCATATCTAGGTTTTCTTTGTTCTCTTAAATTATCATTTCCCGATACAATTATATCTCTTGTAATAGATTCCATAATTGAATATGATGGTGAAGGCATATTGATAAAAGTATCAAATCTTGATAAAGAGCCTACTGCTGCTTGTTTTAAAGAGTTTAATTCTATAACTTCTGTATCAAATTTAATCTTTTCTATAAAAGGATAAGTAGCAGCTATAACAAGAGTAGGGCTGTTTAAAAAGTACATTACCTTTGTGCCTTAATGATTTTTCTTATTTTTGAATTTCTTTCATATGCCGCACTAACTTCAGTTTCTACTATAGCGCCTATCTCTCTTGGAGTAAGTCCAGTACCTATATTAATTGCTATTGTTTGTGGTTGAATACCAATATTTGTACTTGCAAAACCGACATTTCCACCCCTAGTTGCACCTCCCATACTTGCACCAAATCCCGAAAAAACTCCAGAAAGTATCCCAGAAAACCATGCTCTAAATGGTGTCATTAATGCTTCTGCAAATGCATCTGAAATAGCTCGTGCTAAACTTCTACCAAAACTCCTAGCTATATCTAAAAAATCCGTCCTTTCACCAGTAAATAATCCGAAAAACACGTCTGAAATTCCTCTTTCTAATGGTTGGCTAAAAGCATTGGCTACTTTTTCGCCCCATTTTCTAGCAGCTTCTTCCATCTGTCTCATTCCCGTATCAAATGCTTTATAGGCATTGTCTATTAATTTAGCCATATTTTCAGGCCAATCTATCATCTCTTGTGTAGGACCAGCAGGCGGAATATTTGGCGGTGGCATGCTTTTAAAATTTGCCGAAATTTCTACTTGAACACCTTTTGGTGCTAGATTATCCATTTGTTTTTTAAATTCTTCTGCTAATTCAAGATTCTCTTTTAAAGAATCGGTTGCATTTTTAGCTTTCCCAGTATAAGCATCGATTAATCCTTGAAATAATGTTATTGGAGCTAATAAATATTGATTTATTTTTGGTATTAATCCAACAATTTTATCAGCTAATTTTTCAAGTAAAGATATTGCTAAATTTGTTGCCTCGATTTGTAATGTAACTAGTTTGAGAATATAAGAAGCGGTCTCTCCCCATCCACTACCAACATGATTCTTAAAGTCAGTCCATGCTTTATTAAGTTTTGCTATGCTGCCTGTAAGACCGTCAAGCGCTAACTTCTCAGCATCGGAAACAATAGATGCTTCTTTCATGAATGCATTTAAAACTGCCTGATATTTTTGAGCTTGACTTAATTTTTCTGCGCTTACACCCAAAGTACCAGCATATCTTTTTACCATTGCATCTAAATTTTCAGTAACGCCAGTAGCATCAGCCAAAACAGAGTTCCAGTTTTTAATACCTTCGGTCACTCTTTTAATTGCTTCCCCTAATGGCATGCCATGTTGTGTACCTAGACCTATGCCCGTAGTTTTCAAGGCTTGAATCATTTTTACAGCATCTTGAAGATTATATATCTTCAAGAGATTTCTCATGGCTTCAGCTAAATCTTGAACAGAAACAAGACCATCACTGGCAAGGGTATTTATAGCCCCGAAAACTTTTTCTACATTCTGTCCTGTGGAACGTGCAATACCAGCGATACCTCGTAAGGTATTAGCATATTCTTCAGCGCTTAAAACGGCTTTTTTTGTAAAATCAAGCAGTTTAAACAGCGTCACTACCTTTAAACCGCTTAGAAAATACAGGTCTATTGTTTCAAGTTCTATGCCTAATTTCCTGAAAGCCGAAGTAAGTTGAGAAATCCTTGTATGTAAGCCAGATAGTCTTTGTTGTTGCTGGCTGTCGCCAATTTTGGCACTGGCTTGCCCCGTTGACTGTAAAGTCGCAGTAAGTTTTTTAAAGTCAGCTACGGCTTCATCAATACCTTTTTTGGTATCATTTACGACTTTTATTACCCATTCAAGATTTACTTGTTCGTTTGCCATTTGATTTCTTTAAATTCCTTAGAACAATTATCACAATCGTCTTTGCCTAATTTCTTACATATCTGACAGAATTTATATTCTTTATCACTTTGCTTAATCAGTTCTAATATTCCTTTCTGAAGTGCTATCGCTTCACATCTGTATTTCAGATACGGCTGTACTTCCTCGAATGAAAATTCTTCAATTTGATTTTTCTTAGTAATATCTCCGTCACATAAAATAACAACCATTTCATCAATTGCTTCTAATAATTGTTTCCAGCTGAATTTTCTATCTAAGGCTTTAGGTTTGGAAGAAGACCTATAAGCCTTTTGCAAAAAGGGCGTGATAGAAAATCCTCAATTATTTCTATAGTCTGTTCATCGTCGATGTTTTCATCTAAGAATTTAGATAAATTTTCTATAGGAACGTTTGGGTTTAAAATCAAAGCAAATATCTCAGGCAATCTATTCCCTAAAGCTGATAAAAGTTTAAAAACCGTCAATTCCTGAGGATATTCAATCTCACTTAGAATGGTAATTATAGAACGCAAATTTTTAAGACTTACTTTGTTTTGTGTAAACTCAACATTCCCGATAATATATTTTTTCATCAAAACTCCTTTCACAATCTTGGTGGATTAGAATTAAGTACTTTAATCTGAATTCCACTATTTAAATTATCTACAGTAGTATTTCCGTAATATGCTGAGAATGTACCTTCAAAATATACTCCTGTAGGACCTTCAATAACAGGACTTGTAGCAGCAAACATAAGTTCTGGCAAAATAATTTGAATGGCTTCATTGTTTGGTTCGCCTACTTTTGGAGACGATGTGCCTGGATTAGCTAATGTTGTATTCCCCCTAATGAATGTAAGAATAATAGATTTTTTTATACCATTATTAATATCTGTTAAGAGGGATACCGAATCAGCACCTGATGTATCACTAAACCATATTTTGCATGTTCCATTTACGGTTGTAACGCCAGCAGGTAGATACTTCCGTATACCACTACCACCAAGTACATATCCTTCATCCCCTAAATTGTTGTTAATTCTAATCTCTGATATTGAATCAATACATCCAATCGCTTGAGCAGTGCTATAAGAATTACCAAGCATAACATGAGCACCAGCTAGCTCAAACGCATCATAAGGGGTATGGGTATATGTGATTTCGTTTGTACCAGCCATTTTAGAGGTATCTGTTGTTTCTCGTGCAGCCATTATTTCAAGATCGAGCCCAATATAACCCTCCTGAGGTATTTTAATAGTCATTGTATTAACGCAACAACCAAGAAATCTTCTGCTCTGAAAGGTATCAAGACCAGAAAATTGCACTTCTATAGTAAAACTTGGTATTTCTCCTATGGAAAAAGTATGAATATAGGGAGCTGTTTCGTTTGCTACAGAAGCTGAATTTTCTCCTGTTGTAGTATACCCTTCTATATCATCTACGATTGTATGAGCACCTGTTGGTTTTGTGTAAATATTATTTGTAACACTAATATTGCCACCATAACTATCAGTAACCCTTCTTTTGCCAAGTGTATAAGCAAATAAAGGATACATAAATGGAGTTAATAAAGTCGAAAACGTCCCACTAGGGTTTTTATTCCCACGTGCTGGTTTTACGGGATTCCTATCGCCTTTAATTAAGGGATTAATAATCTGATTTTCAGAATTTTTAACGTTGAATGTAGCATATGGTATGACAACGGCTTTTTTATTTTCACCAAATCCCGTTGAAATGCTTCCATAAGAAGGTTCTATCCCAACGAGTATTTTAGTGGTACTTCCTTTGGCTTGAGCCATAAATTACCTCCTTTTTATATAAATTCTCTTACCCTTAGAGAAAGTTCACAATGATTACATAAGATACCCGTCATATCAACGACATCTATTTTATCTATTATAATACCATCGTGATAAAAGCATGTATCGTTTAATGTCCTATTAGTAGCGAATGCTTTTTCTATTGAATCAAGTAAAGAATTTAATGTTAATTCCGTAGAATCGGCATCTTTTAATCCAATCCAGCCTTCTATTATATATTTATGGATAATCTCACGACCTTTATCAGCTCCTAATCCTAAAAGTATTTGATTTGACTCAGGCAACCCATCTCTATATATCATCCATGTTCTTATTTGCTCTACACCACTTATGCTTGTTTTCATAATTGCTAATCTATCAGCTTGGGTATTATAATATTTTCTCACACTATAGACATTCCCTATATCAGGAATGCTTTCTAAAATAACTTTTATTTGTGCTCTAATAGCAGATTCAGACATTGAATTTCTTTCTTGTTCGTGGTGATGATACTATTCTTTTTAATACCTTCTCGAGCCCTTTATGTAACTCATTGTGAGTAATCGATTTAAATCTCATAGCATTTCTTGACCAATGAAGTCTCGCAGGCAATCCTCTTTTTGAAATGGTGTATCTTACCATGAAAGCAGCCCTAGAAGCTTCTTCCTTAGATAATCCTTTTTTTACCATCAACCACTTTACTATAGGTGATTGTGGTGGCATTCTAGCACCAGCTCTTCTTCCAAGTTCTACAACGCCTGCATATCTTTTGGCATAGCCTTTATTGAATAACCTTCCTGTAATTTCTCTACCTACAGCTTTTATATCCGTTGTAAGCGATTCTCTTAACTTTTCAGTAGCTCCAATGGGAAGCTCATTATATAATATCCCCCTAATCTGTTCTAAGGCAATTTTTACTGCCTTAGACATTTCTTCTAAAACTATCCGTCTCCTTCCTTCTTCTCTATAGAAGAATGAAGGAAGACCCAATTTTTCTTCTATTATAAGTCGCAAAATTAAGTTGTTCTCGAATTTCTTTCAATCCGAGGGTGGGTTAATCTCGTGATGCCGTAAGGATAGGTGGATACACGCTGAGTTATGTATAAAGATGGTACTGCTTTGTCATTACTTATTCCCATGTAGTTTTTATACATACTCATATATATTGCAGCTCTGTCCGCATAGCCAGAAGAAATATCAAATGGATTTGAAGAATCTGCGTTAATCGACGGATCAACACTATTGACATATTTTGTTGCAAGCTCTGTACAAGCTAATGCGGCTGTTAACCAGCAAAAAGCCTCTATATACCCAGATGGTATATTAGTGGCATCTCTCTTTGCAGTGAAAAAAACATTAAAAGTCTCTGTTGACGCAGGGGCATTATCTTTTAAAAAAATCTTCCACGTACCAGTAGATGTTCTAATCAATTCATATCTGTCATTAAGCAGATATATTGGTGGTATTTTATCCACAGGGTATTCTATTGCCGAAATAGTAGAAAACTCATTAACCCATCCACTAGGAGTAGCATATATTTGAGTTCCGTTACCCTGTATGGAAGCACCTACGATATAAGGATAATCCTTAGAAAATATATCAAGACCACCTAAGATGTGCCTGTCGTAATCATCACTATCCTCCATCCATATAACTGTATTATCACTTACTGTGGCGCCAGAAACTTCAATCCAAGTAGGTTCGTTTGTACCAGAAGTCCCTGAAGTAGTACATTTAAAAGTTCTAGATTTGTATATAGTAGGATGTATACGCTCGCCTACTTGATAATCAGTATTTGCCCGCCATTCTGTTGTTGTGTATAAAGACAATCTGGACGCTTCATCAGAAACTAAAGAGATTACTTTTGTTCTAATGTCAATATTTGTACTCATGTTTTTAATATAGCAGATTCAGCGGTATTTACACGAGTCTTTTCCCAATAATTCCCAACACGTCTGTCCCTAAGCTCGCCGATTTTACTCTTATTCCAATTAGAAACACGGCTATAATATCCTACAATCCTTGTAATGCCTTCAAGTCTCTGAAATATACCATCGGATAAAGCTGTTATAATATTTTTTAACTCTTCTTGTTTTGCAAATACGATTTTCTTAAGAGGTACAAAAAATGCAGTTTCAAGTTTATGGTTAATTACTTTAAAACCATCTTCTTCCGTTAGATGATCCTTGCCTGCAATAGGATAGCCTTTCTCAAGATAAGCATCAATTTCAAGCGTGTCTGTTTTATTAACCATCTCGTCAAATGTTTTAATAGCCTGCGCAATACGTTCTTTAACAAATTCTGTGTTTACATCATCAATGTTTATTTTACAATTCTCACCTGTACATACTTCCAACATCAAATTCACTTCTTCCCTCCATCAATTAATTTATGCAGCTTATCATAATGTAACGTAATTTCAGACATATAGTTTTCTGCAATATGCCGTATTTTTGCCGCAAACATAAGACAACACGTAAAATATCCAATTGCAGCACCAGCAAAAACTGCAAGACAATAGGATAAAATCATTTTCATGGTTGTACCCTTCTTTTTAAGAAATATATATTGCTATTTTACGGGTATAATGTTGCCCGTACATAAACAAGTGTAATTGTACCTGTGGCTGGTGGTTGATTGTATGCCTTGATTTCTACTGGTATATTATTTGCAGTATTTATTGTAGTGTTAGAAGTTACAAGGCTAGCTGCGTATTGATTATTCCCCCATGTCCTCCAGATCATTTTATACCATTGTGATGTTGTTGTACCTTTATTACCTATTACAGACGAACCCTCAAAACCAACTGTGGATGATGGTATAGCGTTGTGGTAAAATATGTCATACCCTCCAAAGTCGCATTTTATAGCTTTTTGTCCACTTGTATCGTTAAAAACAAATTCTGCATAAATTTCAATAGCACTATTGGTCCCCATTATACCACCAGGGATAGTAAACGAATCTAATGTTGTTTGTGTAGTACCTGTCATTGAAGAATTAACATATTTTTGATAGATAATCTTAGGAGTTTTAGCAAGTTCTATAGTAGCTATTGGATCAACTTCGCCTGTAACACTAAGTGGCGTTGCAAAGGTATATGAACAAATACAAAACAATAATATCGGAAACATTAACATATATTTCATTTTCATAATTATTCCCTGAAATAGGTAATGGTTACTGTAGATGTACCCTCTGAAATATACGATAATTTTCGGCAATTATTTATTCCATTTATCAATACATTTTGTCCAGCTAAAACTCTATGCCCTGATGTAGGCGTTGCAGTACTACCGTCTATTAGATATCTAATACTATTGCCTAAGACGGTCATAAATAGTGAACATAGGTTTGGTTCACTTTTCGCTGTAGAATTTATGGTTTTAGCGATAGTGTTATTTACAGTAATTGTTTCAGAAAAAAAATGCTGTTTCTGCAAAGCATGCCGCCTGCAAACTTAATACCATCAAACAAACCATTAGCCATCTAATCATATTCCTTCCCTTTCTGTAAACATACGGAGTCATGGCTGAGTATTGCCCAGCCATGACTCCATACTTTCAGTTATTACGCTACAATGTTACCATCAAATTGTCTGTCATCTATGATAGCACCATTGTATAAGTGAATGAATTTGAAGGTAATTTTATCATTTGTAAATACGCTACCGACTGTCTGTTGGTCTTGAACGAAAAACTCAGGTGTTTCTTTACCATCTAAAAACCCAATTTCCAACCCTTCAATATCAGAAGGTGAAGCAGCTAGATACCAGCTATTATCATCCGTCCAGAGTCTGTTAACGATCAACTCCATTTGCAGAGTCCTTGTGTAATCAGGATTTGTTGGGTTGAAATCGCTATTTCTAGGCGTCGCTATTAAGTCATATGCAGTTTTGTCAAGCGCCGTAGGAACGATTAGATATTTTGGCGGTATGCCCAGTCTCTTACCAGAACCTAATTCTGTTCTGTTCATCATTGCACGCCTTCTGGCGTGTAGTGCAGAAGAGCTTAATGCATCTGTACCAAGATTACCTTTGGCTGCTGTAAACAAATTACCACCAGTATATATTACAGGGTTATCCGCAAGGAAAGCGAAAACAAATTCATATAACTGCCGTGCACATGCATTCGCAACTTTGGTGGGAATTCTTCTAATAACCCCTACATCGTCATTTCTAGTCATTTCCCATGTAATAGTCTCTGTTGCCCCTCTTTTTACCATTGTATACGATGCTTTCTCATCTGTAGGGCTTGTTAGTGCTGTATAAGCAGCGCCTTCAGCTACAATTGGCAAATCACCATAACCACCCAATCTTGTAATGTAATTAGTCCTAAAATCAAACCGTGGTACTACAACACAAATTTTTTTCCAGTCTTGATTGTATGCAGATTGTGTATATTCTTTTTGTAATCTCTTATTCATCGCATCTTTCAAGACCTCAGGTAACGATGTTGTATCCATCGCCGCAAGTAGTCTTTTACAATTCGCCTGCTTACCTGTTAATTGCTCATCTCCAGTGAAGTTAATGTATGCAGCCTTAAAACTCATTACTTTGCCATCAAAGAAATCATCAAACATCTGCCTTCTTTTGTCTAAATCATCCGTAACAAGCCTTATACTTCCAGCACCACTAATAGTGGCAGCTGTTAATTTATCAAGTGTTTCTTTTTCAAGTTTAATCGTAGCCTTTAATTCATCTTCAGTGAATTCTTTATCTTTATATTGTAACTTAATCTTCTCAATAACAGGACTCGGTAAACCAGATTCTTTAAGCATAGTTTCCATATTGAGCAAGCGCATAGTTTTAGCTGCCTGGTCAAACAAAGCCTGAGCAGCCCTAATCTTTTCGTCAAGGATTTTTTGCTTTTCATTCAAACTATTTTCTAAATCCTTGATTATATCTTTTTCTTGTCCACTATCTATTTGTTTGTTTTCTGTCATTTGATTTACCTCCATTTGTTTTGCCGCAGCCATTTTGATAAAATTACCACCTGCGGCTGGTTCATATACAATATCTACAGTTACCTTATCAATTTCCACAACTTCTCTGATTCCATTTTGTAAATAATCACGTCCGACAATATCTACTGATAGCCCTAAAAGATCGGTCTTGCCTTTGCTAAAGGCTGATACCAATGCATCTCGTAATTCTGTGCCTTTGGTATTTTTAAGAATAATCAAATCACCGTAAATTCCGTCATCAATATATTGAACAGATTTAATCCATCCAACTAAGTCCGAAGGTGGTTTTCCATAAGGATGACCAATACTATGTTGTGCCTCAGAAAGCATAAAGACCTTAGCGCCTTCAAATTTACTTAGATTATTTTTAAGAAGCTCCGCAGACCAGTTTCTATTATTAGCATCAAGACCAGCTTTTATAATTCTAACCCTCCACTTATAACCATCATCTTCAATAGCGGATTTTATTGAAACATCACAATAAACCATTGAAGATTTCTTATACCCTGCTTTTTCTATTGCGCTCCACGCTACCGCAAAGGCTTTTTCTTCAGAACCATATTCTTTATAGGCAGAATTAAAAGCGGCAAGCCATATTTCTTGTGCATGTTTTGGTAAATTTTTTACTGCTTCTGGTAATTCATCTAAATTTGAATAAGGCATAACCCCCTCCTATTATCCTTTAATTCTATCTCTTACATACTTTTTGCCGTCCGCTGTTACGAAAATAACTTCATTTTCCGTTTCTCTAAAAGAAAGGACATCAGATGGTTTGAGTTTTCTTGTGATTTTCTCATAAGTTATTTTAGTCTTATCCTGAGAAAGCTGCGGTTTAACATCGTTAAAAACAAGTCCTTCTAAATATTTATTTTCTATTTCTTTCATTATTATTTCCCTCCAATCTGTTTTTAATTTGTTCTGTATCTACTTTTTTGCCTAAAAAAGACATCATGATGGCAAAAGATTCTAACGCCGCTGTTTTGTCAATCCATCCTCGACTTTCAGCAACAGCTAATCCATCAGCAACATTTTTGATGATAGCACCAAACTTAGTAAGGTCTTTAATACTAAGTTCGGGAGTTATGATTGTATATTTAGTATTTTCTTCTGTTAAATCCCCATATTCTATTTTGTTATATGTTTTTGCGCAATAAATCTGGTAATCAAATATACTCGATAGTATGTATTTAAAATAATTCTGTTTTTCAGTTAGAATCTTCATAGTAGGAATCATCATCTCGTCGGCAGAGGACTTGTTCACATCCTCAGCTCCGCCATACCAATGTGTTGGAAACCCAATACCACCGAGTATATGATTTCTGATTATTTTTGCACCCTCTCTAACGTCAGGACTTTGCAGCTCAGGTGTAACAGCATTTAATTTAATAGACTCGTTATGCCCAAAGACATTTCCTGGTGTACCGCTAACTTTAGCTAAGATGTCGACTTTTTCTTGTATTACCTTTTCATCTGCACCTTCTATTTGTAAATCCCAAATAAAATTATTTAATTGTGACCATTTTTCAGCATAATCATAAAGGTAATGCTCATAAATATCTATCCAATCTGCTATCGTGAAAAGTTCGCTTCGTCCTCTAGGGGAATTGGTAACATTGTTAATAGAAAAGAAAAAACAATCTCCAGTAGTAAAAGTTTGCCTTAAGTTCTTAGCTTGAGGACTCAAAAAATCTTCAACATCTTTCCCCAAAATTATTTTATAGTATTTATCAGGTTCGCCTGGTAAGTTTTTTACTTTTACTCCTATCTGAATTTTACAATTCTCAGGATCAACAATAACTTCAGAAATTTGTTTTGGGTCTATATACCCCATCCTTACTCTACCATTAGCAGTAGATACTTTTACAGGAAATAAAATATCACCAAACACAAGGATTTCAGTAAGATGTTTTCTGAGATATAAATCTAATCTATTGACAGGATCATACCAAAATTCTTTTAAAATTTTCATTACCTTTGGATTTGGAGATTCAAAAGGCAATTCTTCGGCAATTATAAAGCTCACAATAACATTGATAATCCATTTAGCCATCGGATAATTATCCCACAACCAATAGCAAATGTCTATCATTCTGTCCTGAGACACTTCGGGAAGATTACGACTGTAAATAGTGTCGCTAATCTTTCTGAACCCCCTGACTTCTTCAACCAGTGTTTGCCGTGATGCCTTAATAGCTACTGTAGATGGATAAACTTTCTCCTTAGCCAAGAATCACCTCTGATTAAATTATCTCTCAAATTAAATCCACCAATCCTTGTAATACCCATTGAAGATGTTGATGCAATTCGTTTAACTAACTTATTCGGACTAGGCTGAGAAATTGCCGCAACACCATCTCCAGAATGTTTCTTATATGAATAAATACCATACCTTAAAGCATCCGCCCTATGATCATTTTTCTTTAAAGGCTTATCCTCACCACGCCTTTTAGCCTTTTCATCCCAAACATAATGATTGCTTATCTCGGTTATCAAAGTCTTACAACTCTCATGTATCAAAATCTCGTACTTGTAAAAACCAGAACTTACCGTTTTAATCCCATCAAGTACATCATTTTCTGCTTGTATAACAGTATATCCTGATTTCTTTAACTCTAGTATGAATGAACTAGCAGAAGGGTCAACAAAAATCTTTACATTAAGCCCACTGACGAATTTGCCTAACTCCGCTACTAATTCAGGGTCAGTTAGCTGTATCCCAGCCTTCTCAGCATCATGATACCACTCTTTTAAAACATATATCTTGCCGTCAATACCAAGACCAAAAAGTAAATATACTGTAGTAGACGCCGTACCATAATCAACCCCAACCCAATACCTTACTATCTCGGGCACTTCCTTAACAATATGATGAACACTAAATGAATCATAAACAATCCCTTCAGCTAATACCCACTCTCCTAAAATCAATCTGCGATAAAAGATACCATTGTAAGTATTCTTTAACTCGTTCTTATATTCTTCTGTTAACGAAGGATTGTCTTCTATCTCAAACTGTATATGATATAAATCCGAACGTGTATTCTTTTTCTCTATATAATCTTTGTATATCGTATGATACGGACTATCAGGATTGCACGTCCAATATATCCTACTACCAGGTACAGAAATTCTTGTCCTAGACATATCAATAAAATTCTCAGGATGTATCGTCACTTCATCCGCATACCAACAACCAAATGTACCACCCTGCACCCTACTCGCCGAACGTTCATCTATCGCACCAATACAATATATAACTCTCGTCTCATTCCCAACCCTAAACGTCAATTCCCCTAAATGAGCATTATAATCACACTCACCAATAATTTTCATTAAATCATTCGTGACATTCCTCTTTAACGTATCCTTCGTCTTCCCAGTTAATAAAAATTTATCATACGGCATTTTATAACACTGCTCAAGGAACAATATGTTCGCAACAAAGGTCTTCCCACTACGCACAGGACCATCAAATATGTTTATCCTCTTTGTCGCTTCCTTGAGTACTCTCAGCTGCTTTGGACTCAACCCCATTCCGCATAGCCTCCAATGAATCTATCATAGCCCTAACCCCAGGCGGTATCTCATGCTTCAAATTAACCTGCTGCTTGTCTCCATACCCCCTATTACCAGCATAAACACACAATAACTTCCATATCATCGTCGTATCACCCATTAACGCTTTGTTAAACGCTAAATCCTCCAGTACATCCGCCCTCACATCATTACGATACTCCAATACAGCCTCCAAATACCTCTTCATCTCCTCATTCCTCTTCACATAACTATGTAACGACTTGTGCGAACAGTTTAATAACCTCGCCGCCCTCGTTAAATTACCCTGCGATACAAATATCGCCTCCCTTATCACTTCCTCACTCGCACATAATGGCTCCTTACTCTCAGGAAGAAAATCACTAGTCGCTAACTTCGTCTCACATATTATCGTGTCTATCTTCATATAAATCACTATATCAAAACCGCTTACAATGTCAATTCTATTTATATTATCGGAAAATAAAAAAATTGTTTCAGAAAATAATAATAGAATAATGAAATGATGAGGAAAAGTGGGGATAGGATTGAGGGGGTTAAGAGGGAAGTTATCGGGCAAAAAGGGAAAAGTACCAGGGGGGGTTAACATGCCCAAGACATGCATTTCACAACTGCAATACCCATTTCGCAATGAGTATTTCATAATGAAATATCTGGCATGGTATTAGAGAAGTGTCGCAAAATAGTCCACGTCCTAACATATTGTCTACACGCAACTTACAAAAAAAATATAAAAAAAGATATATATGGTATGCCAGATGCATACATATAAATGGAAAAGTAGAAAAATAGGGATTCTGAAAACCTGTGTCGGAATCTCTATGGTACTTGGAATTACACAGGGGAAAGGAGAAAGGATATGAAATTGTACACAATTATTGATGGGGAAGTTTACGAGGGTGCAACTGTTACGCAGTTCTCCCTTAAAAACGCTGGTATTGTAATACCAGCGATTGTTATCGGAGAAGAAGGTCATGGCAGGGCGCTGGGCGTCCTGCCAGTAAAATTCATCGAAGGAAGCACTCCTGAAAAGGAGTGGAGTGAGAAGGGGGAAACCCTCCTCCACTCCGCAATCATTGGGGCAACAAGGGCTGGAAAGCCCAAGTTGCTCCAAACCATAGAAGGCGCAGATGAAAAATGCATCTGCGTCTTCAGGACGTCAATCGGTTTCAGGGGTGGAAATTTCCACTCCGGAGACTTGATTGGCGAAGGAATCTTCGCCGCATTCCCGGGTGAAATAATCACCCGGGGAATTATAGCCCAAGGCGATGCGGGGAGGATGGGCAGCGGCGAGCAAATCGTCGCTGTCATCCCACCAAAGAGTGTTTTTCGTACAGCCTACACGGGTAGGCTGTATGGGAAAGCCCCATCCCACTATTATATGTGGGATGGTAAAATCCTGACTGGTGGCGTCACCTGGGATGAAAGGGACGCCATCAAAATTTTCTAATTCAACACCCTTCCAGGGATCAATTCCCTGGAAGGGTGTTTTTTTTCACGAAAAGGGGGAGTGTATCCTCCTGTGTAGGGATTCTGAAACCTGTGCCAGAATCCTTACTACACTTGAAATCGCACAGGAAAGGAGGAAAAAAAATGAAGGTAAGAGTGGAATACAAACTGTCAGAGAAGGGGCAAAGGGATGCCATACGGAAAGGACTCGACGGGAGACGATACCAGAAAACGGTACTGGACGATCCCCAAAACACGATGCTCGAATCGAAAATAGGGGAAATGGAGACCGATGGCGTAATGCGCTTCCACCCGCAGGAGGAAGTATGGATTGATGTGGAATATGGACACGGGAACAGGTATATGCAATCAAACCCCGTCGAGTGTGAAAAATGGGGGGAGATTATCAAAGACATCATCCACACATACGGGAAGGAGGTATGCTTCAGGGTGTCCTATCGTGAAGCGTTCCTCGACTCGCCGATCATCACCATTGCCGATCTCCAACGGTATGAAGTTGAGTTCTTCGAGAGTGAAGAAAAGGCCAAAAAGAAAATCGAAGAACTTCGCTCTACTGTAGAAAATATATGCCAAGAAATTGAAAAGGAAAAACAGGAAAAAGAAAAGAAATTAGCGGAGGCCAAAACATTATTGTCAGGCGTCTTGGCATCTTATGAGGAGAAAATCCAAGAGCTAAGAACAGAAATCGAGCAAAACTCAAGAGAAAAGATATACGATGAAATTCTGAGAAAAGGAGGGTTCACCGTAACCGAAAAAAGGAAAGTAAGGTACATCGTGAAGAAGGAGGAAGAGGAAGAAGAAAACTGATTATAGGGAAGTCAGAAGGAAAGGAAGCAGGGCTCAACGCTCTGCTTCCTTTTTTTTTATATCCTGAATCTGAGCATATTCTGGCATTTTCTACCAATGCATTTATCGGGGGGAGATTATCTGGACGATCTTGAAGCGCTCAGGGAAAAAGGTTTAAGGTATCAGGCATTGAGAGGAGGCAGGTTAAAGGTATAGAGGCGATAGTAATAGACCTTCAGAGGGAGGGTAATGTATATATCTGTAGTGGATGTGGCAAGGAGGTTAAAAGCAAGCACAGTTCAAGGGTACAGGAAGTCAGGCATCTTCATCTATGGAGATATTTAACGATATTGAGATT